CTTTCTTTTTTTTGCTGTTATTCCAGCAAGCAACGATAACATTTTCCATCAATGTAGCTTCATTAGTTGCAGCCTCAGTCAAAAATGACTGAACCCTGTCTACAGGTGGAATGTAATTTTCTGTGCGTGGCTTTAACTGCCGGACGTAACCATTTAAACTCATCAACCTCTCCATTTGTATAGTATTTATACTATTTATAGTAACAGAGAACTCTGATAATGTCAAGCAATTATTTTTCGAGGGTGTATTTTGTGGTGATAACGTATTTTCGGGCAGGATTTACCATTACGTTGAATCGGTTCATAGTAAATCTGTTTAGTAAGACATCTGAGCCCATTTCGGAGCGGTCATTCAATCCAAACATAACATCTTTATATGTTGACCCTGCAAAGTCTATATCAAGTTTAATTACAGGTCTTTCATCACTTCCACCACCTGTATCGACCTCATAGGATTTAATCCAGTTTGTAGTTATAGTCTTACCCTGCAATGTAAAGGTAATTTTCTTACCTTGCACATCAATGTCCTCAGCGTGCAAAACTGAGAGAACTGAATTACCAGTGTCAAACTTTGCCTCTAGTTCTCCAAATGGGGCAATACTTACCACTTCTTCATACCCACACTGAACTGGTGAAGTACGTCTTGATGCAGTATCTTTAAAATGTTCTAAAACTTCTTTTATAATATTCTTTCCAGAAGCTTCCTCGATGCCTTCGCTGCCAGGCGAACTGTTTACTTCCAGTATAAATGGTGGTTCTGTTTTAGAATTGCTAGACGGTATAAAATCAACCGCAGTTAGAATACCATCTAATGCTTTTGCAGCAAGTAGAGACTGTTCTATTTCAAGGTCAGATAGTTTGTAGGACTTAACCTTTGCACCCTGAGAATAGTTGCTTCTGAAATCACCCTCTACAACATCTCTTTGCATAGTGCCGATAATCTTACCACCAAGAACAATTACACGAACATCAAATTCACTCTTAATATATTCTTGAATTAATAAATCTGAACTTGAATCTGTCTTGTACATCAACTGTACAATTGAGGTTAATGCTCGTTCTGATTCAATAAACAGAACACCAACACCTTTTGACCCTCTCAAAGTTTTCATTATGATAGGAAACTTTGTATCAAGTTTTTTAACTGCGTTTTCTAACTCATCTTGATTTGGTACGAGAACCGTTTTGGGTTGAGTTAATCCGTAATCTTTTAACTTGATATAGGTACGAAACTTATCTGCTGCCATATTGATGGTCAGTCTAGGATTGACACAACAAATGCCTATCTTTTCTAGCTCTGAAATTAAATCTAATGAACTGTCTCTAGATGGTGTTCCACGAACAAACACAACTGTATCAGAGGGAGAAATATCAAATCCCTTTTCATCACCAGCTTCATGAATTTTGTAAGTCTTATCATAGGACAGGTTTGCCCCATCCAAAGAAATGACATAGTTTGCAAGTCCTAACTTATCGGACTCTTCTTTTATGCGTTTTGAAGTAATTGCTTTATCGCCATGCTCAACTGAAAGAACGACAACTCTATAGTCTTCTTCTTTTGCTTCAGTGATAAATGACTTGAATTTTTCCATCAGGATTCTTTTTTCTTAGACCCGATGTTGTATTTGGTTTCTAAGGCCCATTCATTTTTTTCTAGAAAGGACAATACTTTGATTTGACTAAGGGGAGCAAGTTCTCCAACTTCATCAATAATGTTTACTAGACCCCAATCTTTTAAAAGCTTTGCAATAGTGTTTCGTCTTGCAACATCATTTTCAGTTAGGTTTGTATTTTTACCATCCAGTGCAAACAATTCCTTGAAGTGAAGCACATAATAACGTCCTTGCTTGTGTAGAATATGACACGATTGATATAATTTCTTTTCTTTTCTTGATGCAACGCCTATACGAGAAAGTGTCTCCCGAACCTTTAAAAAATCATCTGGTTCGTTTAGAGTGATCTCCAACATGTCCTCTTGTGTCCAATTAATTTCTTCCATTTCTTCCACCTTTATTTAATTTTATTTTTATGGCAGAAATTTGTTCATCATCTAGTATATCAAGAGCGGCCTTTGCCTTTTCGTTGTTGTATCCATAATACTCTTTAACATATTCTAGATTTTTTAATTTCTTCGCCTTCAACCAAGGAGTATATCTTTTCCTTGTTCTCAGACTATTTAGTAAAAAATCAAACTGTAACTTCTTATCTAGGTGGTGGTATTGATTAAGTTCATTAACAAGAAGTATTGTATCAGGAAACGGAGCAACACACTTGTTTACAATAAAGGGTGCGTATTTCTTTTCCCATACCTCATCTTCGCTGTCCATCAAAGATTCTTTGGACACATTTATTGCATTGAGATAATCTTTTAGTTCATACATTTTATTTATCAACCCATGTTTTAAATACAACAACAGTTCTTAGATCATAACACTGTCGTGAAACAGGTTGTGCTTGATGTGGTGCGTATGCAGGGAATACGATTAGACGATTGCCAATGTTTTGTACTAACTGGCCATCAACAACAGTTCCACCGCCCCAATCCATTTTCCAATCAAGTCTAGGATAATACATCATAGTAAAGTCGCCATCATCCATATGCATGTGTGGTTCAATACCATGTGTATGTGCGTTCAAATACAATCGTTTGAATTCACTTACATTGTATTTCTCTTTAAAATTATACTTTGCAAGTGCAGTATCCCAAATAGGCATCAACCACTCGTATTCATTACTTGTTACTTCCCAAGGATTATGCCCACAAAAAACGTGCCAATGTTTGTTTGGAGTTCCCTGTTGAGAATGGTAATCATACTTCCAAGTTTGTTGTTTTAATTTAAGGTCAATTAGTTCTGCAAGATGCGGTTCTAATACGTTATCATATATGTCAATCATTTAATTTTCAAGGCCTCCAGCTAGTAGAGCTAATACACTCGGTTTTGGTAATTCCCTATATGGGATTCTTTCTAAATTTCCAGCAACCAAAATTCTTTTTTCATCACATGCATATGGTGGAACTTCATGTCTAACCCAAGCAGGAAATAAAACTAAATCTCCTGAGTCTGGAAATATATAGTGGTTTCCATCTCTACCATCTGGAAAAACTAATGGACTTGAACCTTTAGGTGTGTCAATATAATAACACCAAGACCAAACATTTGGCCAGTGAGCATGTGCAATAGAAAATTGCCCTCTAGTATACATCACCCCCCAACAATCTGATGTTCTACACTTGATAGGTGTTGAACCCATCTTCTCAGCGTATGGTATTATTATATCACACAATTTCTTAAATTCAGCATGACGTTCATGCATATTAAGATTAGTTATATTTGCTTGAACAATTGTTGCCTGACTTTTCCACTCATCGCCCGTGTTAAGAATAATCTGTTTAACACTATTGTGTAACTTCTCACCAACTCTATCAAGTATATTTTTAACCAAGATAGGACGAGTTATATTGAAGTCATAACTTGTAACTTCATTTCTAACAAGAGGAATTTTAGCAGGTTCGGTCATTTGAATTTCGCTGCTCCCATAATTTCAGTCAAACAAGCCATCAGATTTATTTCTTGGTCTGCAACAAAAGCTGCTTTATATTGATATTCAGCCAGTATAACAACCACATGAGGAATACTACCATTGTCCACATAGTTATACAGATTATCATAAAGTTTTCTAAACAAGCGACTAGGATCATTGTCTAGATTATCGACAACCCATTTGCGAACATTGGTAAACTCTTTTTTCTTCATTCCTTCCATCAAATTTTTGATGTTAGTTTCAGAAATATTTACGAGGATACCAGCATCAATCGTACCTGATACAGAGTACCGTTGTAGTTCGTTTAGTACCCTTCTCCAATCAGGGAAATGTTTATTAATGACTTCAGCGATAACTCTATTTTCATACCGTATTTTATTCTCATCTAGTATATTTATTGTCCTTTCCATAAACTGCTTTGCCAGAGTTGGCTTCTCAGTCTTAGGAATAGTAAAGTCAATAGTACTACAACGAGAATGTAAAGGTTGAATAATCCTGTTCTTGTAATTACAGGTCAGAATGAAACCACAGTTCTTGTGAAACTCTTCCATGAAACCACGAAGGGCTGGTTGAGTTGACTGTGGATTTAGATAGTCTGCTTCATCAAGAATGATGTACTTGCGCCCACCTTCCAATGATACTGTTGAAGCAAAGTTCTTAATCTTAGTTCTGAGAACGTCTATACCAGACTCCTCAGAACCATTGATCATCATATAAGTTGCCCCAATCTGTTCAAGCATTGCTTTCGCAGCTGTTGTTTTACCAACGCCTGGCCCACCAGACAAAATCAGATTAGGAAGATTACCCTCACTCACAAATTCTGTGAGAGTATCTTTTAGATTATTGGGAAGTACACACGACTCAATATCTTTTGGGCGATATTGTTCCACCCACAAAAATGTTTCCATAATATAAATTCCTCAAATTAAACATTATAAGCTGACTCTGGCTCCAGAGCAATAAAGTATTCAACATTTCCTGCTGAATTCTTAAAATGACTTATGTTTTTTGAGGAAACTTGAACATCATATGAACCTTGCATTAGTTTTAGATTTTCAACCTTGAACCAGAATTTATAATTATCACTCTGAGAATCAACACCCAAATCTAATGCATAATTATTTGCAGTAGCATTTTTCTTATCTGTAACTTTCAGACTTCCACTTTCAAGTGCCATATCAGGCGCACCAATAACTGCAGCAGCCTTTTGAATTGTTGAAAGTGTATCACTTGGCAAGTTAAATTTTACTTCACACTCTGGCATAATAATATCTTTAGTTGGTGTTGTAACCACTGATGGATCAGAATACCAATACTTCAAAGATTTTGATGTGCCTTCTTCTGTAATCATTACAAAATCATTCTCAAATTCCAACTCTGGTTTTGAGAACAACGAGATTGCAGAAAGAAACTCGTTCAAGTCATAGATTGCAAATTGTTGAGGAAACTCCTCAAGCACTTCAGCCTTTGCAACAATGTTCTTCATTGCAGACATAGTAGCAATCTTATTACCACCTTTAATCACAAGATTCTGATTGATTGTAGAAAAGTTCTTCAATACAGATATCGTTTCATTACTTAACTTCATTATCACTCTCCATATCATTAATGTATAAAGCTATAATACCATAGTGAACCACTTTTAGCAAGTCACTTCTGTTCTTACCGCCTTTTTTTCCGTATCGTTGTGCATACTTCATAATATTACCGATACAGAAACCCTCACCATGTCCACCATCTATGATGAACTCTGTAGCTTGAAACTTGTTCTTGCTATAGTGTTCGTCATAGGTAGAGTCGATATACTTTTCAAGTTCAGCAAGTGCTTCACCTTCATTGTATTTGTAGTCTGGACGTTTACTCATTACTTTCTTTTTCTTTCAAATATGCATCATACTTTTCTTCTTCGCGTTCAGACATAAATTGTCTAAGTTGTGCTTCTGTGTCCGTGACATTCCAATTCATAGCCATAGAACGTCTTTCACCTTCGCCAAAGAATGGCAATACCTGATGTTTCAGCCAGTTAGGAAATACTAACATAACACCGACTTCTGGTTTTACAAAATCTTCTTGTTGACTACGCAATGCCATAATATCTTTTCTAGTATTTGTTCCCCAAATTAATTGAGTAAACCCATCAACTGCTCCACTTGCATTGTTCAATACAGCTGAATTTTCATCAAGTTTTTCAATACATTCTGGAACTTTCAACCATAGAAACCCTGACAGACCTGCCATTGTTTGAACACCATGATCATGAAAAGGATTGTAATCACCAGCATACGCATGATTAGACCAACACTGAAAACAATCAGTTGTAGCATCACGTTGATAACCCTGTTTAAGATAAGTTTGACCAATTTGCTCAAATACAGTTTTTAATTGAGCTCCAACTTCATCATCTAGGGAAAAATTTAATTGTGCAGACCTTTTATCATTCTTGAGTTGACCAACTAAACCATCTGCAAAGCTTTCATTTTTTGGTATAATTACATTATCAATATGGTCATTAATTTCATCTATGATTTCCATTGGAAATTCAATACGACCAATAGAAAAATCTTTAATAGGGCGAATTGCAAACTTCAACCCATGATTAACTTCTTCCATTTTAGCTTCTTCTTCTGCAAGCAGTTCAACGCTTTCGCGAGCAATTCTTGCATTACGTTCTGATTCTTCTTCTGTCGCACCACCAGTAAAACCACCAGTTAGTACATTAGCAGTAACAACGGGTGTGCCGTCCTCATTAACTGGATTTCCGTCACCGTCAACTTGACGAGCCACTGCTCCATCTCTCATTTCATCTAGACTATCAAATTCAAATATTTTCATGATATCTCCTTTACACGATTTATAACTATAATACAGGAAAAGGGAGCAAAAGTCAACTCCCTTTTCTAATTCAATTGAAATTATTTAATTTCAATCATGCGTGATTTCTTCTCCTCTGGAACAATACGCTCTAGTGAAATCACCAGCATACCATTTTCAAGGGAAGCATCCTTTACCACAATTTCATCTGCAAGGGTAAATTTGCGATTGAACTTACGATATGAGATACCTCTATAAATTGATTCCTCATTTTCCTCATTCTCTTTAACAGAACGAACCGTAAGCAAACCATCTGTTACCTCAACCTCAATATCCTTTTTACAAAATCCGGCCAGTGCCATTTCAATGACAAAGCTGTATTCACCTTCCTTTCGAATATTGTATGGGGGAAACCCTGATGAAGTTGCATTATGCGAAGCATAATTTTGTAGTTGATCAAAGACTCGATCAAACCCAACTGCGTAGGGTGTTAGTTGATTGAAATTGTCGAACAGGCTTAGTTTTGTTGTAACCATTTTTTATTTCTCCTTTTTTATTAAGCAAGATTGCGTTAATTGTATCCCGAATTTCGGCGATACATGGTATATATAACGATTCAATTTAACCCCTGACAGATTTTTCTTAGAACGCAGCAACATCTTCAGAGACTTCATCCAGAATTTTATCATTCTCTGCATCAACATCTTTCCCTTCAACATCTACACCAGCATCAATTTTGGTATAGAGGTCAATAAACGATGCTTTGGTGTCTTCATCAAACCTAGCAACACACAATTCAATTGATTGCATTTTGTTACCAAAGATTGCATTGGCCTTCACAATGTGGTCTAATCTTCTCGTGCTGATAACTTCATCAACACCACCATCAAAGAATGTTTTGCGTATGACATCAGCCCACGTTATCAAATTCTTAGCGAACTCTGCATCTTCAGCACCATACTTTTTCATAGCACCCAGAACAATTTTAGTCTCAACCGCAGGTGAAGCGTAAGGTTGTTCCATAGTGATTGCAAACCGTTCTAGGAACGCCTCGTTTAGAATGTTAGTTCCAATAAAACGTCCATCATCTGAACCCTTACCTTTCGTGTTAGCAGTTGCCATCACATTGAAACCTTCTTTAGGCGTGACCCACTTGTTGACTTTCTTGAGATAAACTCCCTTACCTTCAAGGACAGGTTGTAATGCAAGCAACTTGTTTGAACCTAGATCACACTCATCAAGCAACAACGTGCAACCACGTTCCATCGCTTCGATGACTGGGCCAGGCACAAACTTAGTTTCACCTTTCACCAAACGAAAACCACCAAGCAAATCATCTTCATCAGTTTCGATTGTAATGTTTACTCGAATAAGTTCTTTATTCAGTTTCGCACAAACTTGTTCTACCATTAATGTTTTACCATTACCTGATAGACCAGTAATAAAGATAGGATAGAACATACCAGACTTGACGACTTTTTCAATCAGAGAAAAATTTCCCCACGAAACAAATCCTTCAAATTTAGCAGGAACAAGATTTTGTCTTTCCATATTTGTCGCAATCAAATTAACTACTGATGCTTCTTCATTAACAGAAACAGCAGCAACAACAGGAGCAACATTCTCACTAGGCAATTTGAACTGGTTATATCCAATCTTACAGGATTTTTTAAACCAACCAGCTTTAGGCACACCTGCTTTTTTAGATGCTTCTTTAACTTGCGCGTTTGTAATTACTACACCATCACCAAACATCTCAGCAGCAGCATCAACAAACAATTTTTTTCGTGGTGTCAAATTCATATTTTTTACCTCTTTTTTCATTATCATACAGCTAGTATATCATACTAGCCACTCTTTGTCAAGGCCTAGGCAACCAACTTTACGAATTTATTGAGTAATTGGCGGCTTGTAACCTTACTTTTCATAGATTTACCGAATGCAGACTTGAGTTTTGCTTTTGAAGCACCTTGAAGGTCATCACTCAGCCCACCGTTTTCAACTTGGAGTGAATCACCACCAGCCAAAAGATAGAGTTCATCATAACCAGTAACATCACCATCAATAACGTAAAACTTTTCTTTGTTCACTTTTCTAAGAATAGCAGTCATTTCATCGCTGTAACTAGGAACATTAGTGTGATAAGAGAGAACTCGTTTATCAATGCGACCTGAACGACCACTACCAGCAATGAAGAATCCAATTAGGTTCATTCCCCTAACACGTTCTTTAAAAATCTTCAATAAAGTATCAGTCATTCTATTCAGAGATTTTATTTCATAACTTTTATGCGTTTTAGGATCAGTCAAAATTACATCTTTATCAGAACCTAGGTATTTCTGAATTTCGAAATGTTCGTTTTTCCTTTCATCAAAACGCAAATCGTGAACATTGCGATTACTATTGGAAGCACCATCAGTCAAGAAAATTGTATTGACCTTTTGGACACCAGTTTCTTTTTTAAACTTAGGAACAATATCCATCATTGCAATAATTGTTTCGTTTAGCGGTGTACTTGCAAGACCGAATATTGCTGGCATATAACATGGGAGTCCATAATCATTCTTTCTATTGTGACCGTACTGATTAGCCACCATCCAAAGAAAATGCATCATATTCATTTCCTGAGAAACGGTCATTTTGTTGGAAAAGAAATTTAGAAGTTTCATATTGTCCAAAACCAAATTACCAGCTTTGAAGGATTCTAAATAATTTTCTATATTACCATCTTCATTATATAATGCACGATGTGAATTTGAAAACGCATAAACCTCAAAAGGAATCTGTGTTCGGCGACAGAACCAAATTAGGTTATATAGTTGAGACAGAGTACCTGTAAGGTTTTCATACATAGAACCACTCCAATCGACAACCATAACCATACCATGATTAGTAGCGCCTGGCAATGTGGTGACTTTTTTGAACAAGTCATCATTATATTTGTAAGTGTGTAACCGTCTCATATCAAGAGAACCAGATTTAGAAACCGCAGCACGAGCATACTGGTCAGCAGATTTTTTCATTTCAAATTCTTTAACCATATAAGCAACAGTTTTTTTAGAATCTGTTTTCATATTAACAACTGCTTCTTTAGTCTTTGAATAAAAAGGATCATCTGTTGACTTATTTAATTTATAAAAATTACTAGCCTCTTTAATAATATCATCATATTTTATAATGATATCATCACCAGAAATATCTGGAATGTTTGCATAAACACGATCAGTAGCATTTTCATCAATCAATTTTTCAATTGCGTTGTTGACATCAGTATCGGTTGCCGCGGTTATATCACCTTTACCACCAGAACCATTACTAGTTGTAATATCATCGTTATCATCACTTTGTTCAGTTTCTTCATTACCAGTTTTACCACCACCAGTTTCTTCACCACCAGTTTCATTATTGTCAGAACCAGCATTGTTTGATGCATTTTTTTCTTCGCCCCCTTCGACTTCTTCACCCTCTTCACTAGATGAAGTATTAGAGTCTGTGTCGTTGGATTCATCAGAGTTTTCTTCTGAATCATCAGGAGAATTTTCTTCTTGTTCTTCCTCTGGTTCGTTTTCTTTCATCCACTTGTAAAGTTCTTCAGCAACATTGAGAACATCATCAGGTGTTTTACATTTAGAGACTTTTTTAACCCAAACATTTTCTTCATCAGAGAATTCAATTTTTTGTTTGCGACTACCAATCTTGAAGAACAGATTAATACGGTCAATCAGGTTCAATTCAGAAACATCTTTGTCGTCAATACCGAAGAAATCTTTAGCAGCCAAATCATCATACCCACGATTGAATACTGCAACAGAACCACGATAGCGTTCCTGTACTTTTTGTTCAATACGAACATCCTCAATGATATTTACAAATGAGTGACTGATTTTACGAACTCTAGCTTGTTCAAGCATATCGAGGGGTGTCCAGAGTGCATGAGCAATCTCATGACAAACCATCAAATCCTCAATATTAGGTGTCATCATCTCATCATTCCAGATGGGTAGACCTAACTCTCGTGTTTTTGGGTTGAAATACGCTGTTTCCATTTTTTTGTAAACAACGAAGATATCCTCTTCAGCGAGGAGTTTTGCAATTATCGATTTATTTTTCATCATATATACATTATACCAAATGGGGCAGGTATTGTCAAGCG